TGCGTTGTATGGAAAATGAATACAATTTGTTAGATGATGTATGTAGATCAGCTGATGCAATAGCTAAAGACAAAGCCTTTGATGAACTAGGAGAGGCTATGTTAAATAATGTTATGTGTCCTAGTGGAAATTGTGAGACTTAATATGAGTAAAAGACAATATATTAGCGATGAAGCTTTTGCAGCATTAATGAGAGTTACTAGTGACCCAGAAATACAAAAACGATGTCCAGTTATGTTTGATAGAGACTATGAAAAACTTGCAGGTCTTGCTTATAAGTTTGCAGATATTTTATTGAAAGGTAGAGAATGATTATTACCAATAAATATAACCTACCTAAACCTTTTGTAAATATAGCTAAAAATCCTAGCTATTCAAAAGGCAAGGCTCATATTTCAGCAACAAGCTTACTTAACAGCCCTAAGATTGTAGCGTTATTAAAGAAACATGATGATGAGTTAGAGCAAGATGTTGCAGATATGATATGGTCTATCTTTGGTTCAGCAGTCCATAATGTACTAGAAAAAGGTGCCGATGCTAATAACATCGTTGAACAGCGCCTATCTGCCGAAGTTAGTGGATGGGTGTTATCTGGTGCTATTGACTTACAACATATAGAACCAGAAGGTATTAACATTAAAGACTACAAAACTACATCTGTATGGGCTGTAATGAATGACAAGCCAGAGTGGGAGCAACAACTTAATATCTACGCATACTTAGTAAGTGTTAATAAGAAACAACCTATTAAGTCACTACAAATTGTAGCAATACTTAAGGATTGGTCAAAGCGTGAAGCTGAACGCAAGCCAGAATATCCACAACGCAATGTAGCCCTCATAGATATTCCATTATGGACATTTGAAGAACAAGATGCATTTATTAGAGGCCGTATAGAAAAGCATGGTCTAGCTGAATTTGCTATGGAGATGGGTGATGAACTGCCAGATTGCACGCCTCAAGAGATGTGGGAAAAGCCACCAGTATGGGCAGTAATGAAACAAGGTGGTGTAAGAGCCAAGTCCCTACATGACTCACCAGATTTAGCTGAGGTAGCAAAGAAAGAAGCTGGTGCTGGTTACGAGATACAAATTAGAGAAGGTGATAGAACTAGATGTAAAGACTATTGCTTAGTCAATAAATGGTGTAAACAATATAAAACTTATTTGGAGAATCAAGGATGAGTATCGGTGCTGGAACAAATTATGATTGGTCTTCACAGTTTACCTATGAAGATTATGAAAAGACATTTGATGCTAATGTAGCAAATATAGATAGCATACAAGTGGGTGGAAGTCATTATGTAGTACAAAAGATTCAAGCGTGGGATTACATTATTGCCAATGGTCTTGGATGGTGTGAAGGCAATATAGTGAAGTATGTATCAAGATGGAAAAGGAAAGATAAACTAAAAGACTTATACAAAGCTAGACAATACATGGATAAGTTAATATTAACCGCAGAAGAGGAAGAAAGAAATGAATGTATACAAAAAGTTACAACAGGCTAGGCTGAAATTACAATCAGCTCCGCTTAAGAAATCTGGCAGAAATACATTTGCCAAGTACGAGTATTTTGAATTAGCAGACTTCTTACCAACGATTCAAACAATCTTTGCAGAAGTAGGCTTATGTGGGACTGTATCATTTGGTACAGAATTGGCAACATTAACCATTGTGGACACAGATGCAACTACTGATACACAACCAAACTTTGTGATCTTTAGTTCACCTATGTCTACGGCTGAGTTAAAAGGTTGTCATGCAATTCAAAATCTCGGAGCAGTGCAGACTTATTTGAGACGCTATCTTTGGGTGGCAGCTATGGAGATCGTTGAACACGACTCTCTTGACGCTACTACAGGAAAAGATGACCCAAAAAAAGCTGAGCCTACAATTGAAAATCCACGTATTGTAGGAGAAAGTGGTTACTTACAAATTAATGCTCCAGCATATGAAACGATGGAACATGATGCGTGGGTAGATCTGATTGTCAATGGTGCTAAACTTCACATAGATATGGCAACAAATGTAGCAGATGTCAAAAACATATTTATGAAAAACAAATCAATATTTGATAAGTTAAGAATGACAGCTCCAGAATCATATCAGCATCTTATTAATAAACTTACGGAAGTTAAAACTAAACTAGAGGAGAAAGCAAATGGCTGAGTTCATTCAAAAACCTAATACAGGTTCAATCTTTATTAACCGTGACAAGAAAGCAGAAAACCATCCAGACATGACAGGATTAGTTCATGTGGATCGTAACCTACTTATTGACTTATTATCTAAGCATAAAGAAGGCATGATCAAGTTAAAGTTGGCAGGTTGGAAACGCAATACAAAGAACGGTGAAGACTACCTTTCATTAGGTGTATCAGAGCCATATGAAAAGCCAGCAAGTGCTGGTAATCCATGGGATCAACAATAACCATGAAAACAATACAGTTTGAAGGTGTTAAGGTAGCCCTTAAACAAGATAAAACTGGATATGTTTTAACATTGTCTATGCATCCTGACGACATTCCTGAAGACTTACTTCGGGATTTCGTTGGGGCTAGATATCAAGTCGTTATGGTAAGACTGGACACCAATGAAGCTCCAATTAATCGTCAAGAAGAATTTGCTGGTGATAGAGCCTTACGCATAGCTGGTATGTTATGCCGTGATCCAAAGTTTTGGGAATTTCTTTATTCAAGAAGCGACATAAGCACAAAAGATTATGAGTCAGCTACACATTGGCTAAGATTTTATCTTGAGTTAGAATCAAGATCGCAGATTAAAACAAACGCTGTAGCCCAGGCTCAGTTAGATAAACTATATAGGGAGTACACATTATGGCAAGGGAAAACTTAGTTCCAATATCCTTTTATTTGCCTAAAGAATTACATGATAAGCTTAAGATTGCAGGCGCAAATCGTAAACAATCTATGCTTATACGCAATGCTATACAGATGATTATTGATAATAACTCATCATTCAATAGTGGATACAATCAAGGCCTTAAAGATACTATTGAGGTTATTACTTCTAATGAAGATGCTATGACTATATCTATTAGCAATAGAACCATTGGCATGACTATCATAGATGATATTAAAACATTGGAGAAATCTAATGACAGATAAAGAACAACTAGAAGCTGTATATGCTGGTATGGCAATGATGGGATATCTCATTCGTGGCGCACCAATCAATAAAATTCCAGGCGATGCCAAAGCTATGGCTAAAGCAATGATGGAAGAAGAGACTACAGTAGGTCTTCCAGCCATTAAGAGAAGATCTAGAAAATGAACGATAAAAAGTATTGCTCGTCTTGTTTACAATTTAGGCCAGCAGATACTGGTAAAGTAGTAACTACTGCTAACAAACATATCAAGCGTTTTAAATGTGCAGTATGTTTAAGCAAAATGATTATTCCAAATAAGGAGCTATATGTTAGACGAACTAGTCAAGCTAGCTGAAGAGCTATACAAAAAAGATAAAGATATGGGTAAGCGTATGGGTGATTTACTTATTGAATTACATGCAAAGATTACAGAACAACATAGAGTTATGAATCTTATGACTCAAGACATTCGTGATATGTTGACTCATATTCAAAAACTAGAAGGCATTACGGAGGTGAAAGATGGAAAACTATAAACAATGGATGGAACAAAAGCTTACAACTGAAGATATGGATAAGCTTCCTAAAGTAGTTAAGTCCTTAGATGATGATGCTATTAGAGAAATATGGATGTCAGCTAAGTTTTCTGGTAAAGATTTTATTGACTTCATTGCATTTGCAAGAGCCATAGAAAAAGCACATGGCATTGTATAGGAATAAAAAGTTACTTGAAATAGTAAGAGAATCTCCATGTCAAGTATGTGGTATTGAAGATGGTACGGTTGTTGCAGCACATTCAAATCAAATGAGAGATGGTAAATCCACCTCTATGAAAAGTTCAGATTATAGAGTTGCAGCAATGTGTTTTAAGTGTCATTCTAATTTAGATCAAGGTAGTAAGATGAATAGAGAAGAACGAGTTGAAATGTGGGAAGATGCACATAGGGCCACTATAGGTTGGCTATTTGAAACAAAACACTTGGAGGTTAAATGATTATCAGATTAACAAATGCATCAAAAGATTTTAAGGGTCAAGAAATCCTTATTAATACACGCCACATTATTTCAGTGTTTCAAGATAATTTAATATTGGATGACAAAACTGTAGAGGTAGTTTCTAATATATATGCTGTGACCCAACAAAGCTGGGTAGTAAAAGAAACAGTAAATGAAATTTTTAAAATGACACAAGATAGGACTCTCATATGAAAGAACAGTTTGGATTATTTATAGGAATATTAGGCATATGTATGATTCCACTTGCCATTATCTTTGTGGCTTTTAGAGCCGCATGTAGTTTTGTAAGTAGAGCAGCCATGGAAGGATTGCATGATGATTAATTCAGTTAAAGAGCCTTATGCCTGGGTCTACGAAGAGTTTGACCATCAAAACAAACTTGTCAATAGCTTTATATCTCCATTTAAACCATCTGAAATATCCTTCAAGAAAGAATTAAAATCCAAATTACATAACATTACCCTTACGCCTTTATATAGATGTGATGATAAGGCTGAAAAGCATATAGCTATCAAAAAATATGACAGTAAATTATTAACAGAAGCTAACCCAGGACTCTGACATGGAACTTATTGACGAATATACCGTAAAAGAAACATACAAATACTTACGCAGCATGCCTCCTATGATGGACTGGAATCTTCCCCCGGCTCATAAAATTATATTTCAAGTAGATGATGATCCAGAAGTGATGGGTTCTATGGATGTTGAACCTATTACAATTCATTTAAGCACATACCATCAAGAAACATTTAATAATTTAATCAGAACGTTAGCGCATGAAATGGTGCATTTAAAGCTTTACTTAGATGGAAAAAGCAATTATGATCATCATGATAAAACTTTTAGAAAATTTATGAGTAAATTCAATGAGGTAATGGGTTATGACAGAAGAGAAATGTAACTTAACGAAAGGTAAAAAATGAAATACAAATCAGTATTAGTTATATCGGACTTACATATACCGTACCACCATCCAGATGCATTTAGATTCTTAACTGCATTGAAAAAGAAATATAAACCAGATTGTATTATTAACATTGGAGATGAGTTAGATATGCATGCTATGTCTATGCATGACTCCGATCCAGATCTCTATTCCGCTGGCCATGAGCTTGCAGCCTCTATAGCATATATCCAAGAACTTGAAAAGATATTCCCTAAAATGACTATAGTCCACTCTAACCATTCGTCTATGTTATTTAGAAGAGCATTAAAGCATGGTGTTCCCAAAGGCTATCTAAAGCATTATAATGACTATTTAGGCGTTGGTAGCGGTTGGCAGTGGGTAGATGACCACACCATTACATTATCTGATGGCAGTCGTTGTTTCTTTACTCATGGCTTATCTGCTGACGTTCTTAAAGTAGCAATGCAATATGGTATGCATACCGTTCAAGGCCACTACCATACGAAGTTCAGCATAGGTTACTATTCAAATCCAGATCAACTAGTCTGGGGCATGCAAGTTGGATGCTTAATCAATCAAAAATCTATGGCATTCCAATACGCTAAGAACTTTAAGACTAGATTTATTGTAGGTTGTGGCATGATCTTAGATGGTCAACCAAAACTTATGCCTATGGTATTAAATGAAAATGGCAAATGGACTGGTAAATTAGTATGAGTTACATCATGATTGTTATTATGTTTGGTAACTTTAGTGTAGAAACATATAGCGTTCCCTTTGACTCTCAATTAACTTGTGAGAACGCAAAGACATCCGTTATAGAAAAGTATGATAAATTTAATAGACCAGGAATAATCCCGGTCATTTTATGTGTAAGGAAATAGTATGGCAAGTGAAGCAGGCAAAGGGTCAAAACAACGACCTACAGATAGAACTCTATACGATGAGTCATATGATCGTATCTTTAAGAAGAAGAAGTCAGAATCATTAAGGAGCGACATCTATTACGATTCTGATTCAGATAACATTAATGATGTTCGCTACGATGTAAAGTATTTACCAGAAGATCACTATGACGAATGAAATTCCTAGTCCTTGCATTAACATATGCAAGCTAGAAAATGGTATATGTAGTGGTTGTGGTAGGTCTAAAAGAGATATAAAGAATTGGTCTCAATACAATAACGAGACTAGGTATCAAATCGTTCAAAAAATCAAGAAGAAAAAATCATGGGAAAACTACAGGCAATCATAGATGGTATAGTTGTATTCGCAATCGTCTATGCGCTTGGTAATTTCATCAATGGCATGGTTCTTGCTTATCAATGGATTACCTGTAATCCCCATATGTAATTACTTGTTCATTACGTACATAGTTACTTCAAAGCCAAAACGCATTTCAGTTGCTGATGGAGTTGTCCACATAATAATTTCCTTTTAAAAGTTATACACACGATGTGTATTGTTATAATGCGCCTTTCTGGGACCAATTTCATCAGTAAAATCATGATATATGCCTAAAAAGCTACTCTAACAATAGGTAGAGTTATAAATAAAAGTAATATATGCCCTACCATAAGTTACTCCCGGCAGCCAGCTAGCGGGAGTCCACGGAATAATAATTTATTATTTCGTTGAAAAAGCTTGACACAGATACCCTGGTTTGCTATAGTTTCTTTGTGAGTCCCTTTCCTCACACGATCCTTTACATTCGCTTCTCTCTCGTAATGGTCAACCCTCGGTGTCCCTCGCACCTTAAAAACCCTTAGACTGATCATCTAGGGGTTTTTTCTTTATCCCCTTGCACAAATTCCAAAATAGGCGTATATTAATAAATGAGAGATGTGAATATAAAGGAGACAAGAGAACGCTTGTTCTTTTTCCCCTATCTATTCGCTTCTTTCCGTACTCCAAACGATATTACTGAGCCTAAATGGGCTGCGTGGATAATACATAGGCCTTGCACACACCCGCAAGCGAGCCTCGTGAGCTTAAATGGGTATCACACAAGTTATGATGAACAGGGGTGACTTGCCAACATCATAACGATTGAACATTAACTTCGTGTAGGACTAGTATCATTACAAGCTGTCTATCAGTGATATGGGTCAGGTGAGGAACTTCTCACCCTTGGCGGAGCTATATTTAAAATTTTTTAATAAGGGAAAAAATGAGCAAGAAAATAACATTAAGTGCCGTAATGGATTTAAATGAAGAGGTTTTAGATTTACTATCGGATGTATTTTTGGATATGGATGAAAAACATAAACTTTATCCTAAAGTAATTGAAATGTTTGATAGGCTTGCAGATCTTCATAATAAATATTTTAAAGTAGACACGCATGCTGGTTGCCCTAATTGGCCCAATTGTGATGAGTTTGGTTGTGGAGATTAAATGAGCTTTGCTAAAAGAAAAGATGACGGTTTCTTGACTATTAAGATGAAACAAGATATTTTGTTATATCAAACGAATCCAGATCAATTAGATCCAATAAAGTATGCTACTATCAAAAAACTTATAGGTAGCACCTGGAAAGATTATAAAGCTTACAAAGGAACATAATGGACTTTACACATGCAGTAGTAGATGACGGAGACATCATTAGAAAGTATCGCTGGTCAAAAAGAGAAGCTAAGTGGTATAAAGATACACATCCAGATTTAGATGTGGTAGAGTTGCCAAAAACACCAAAGGAAATATTTAACACAAACAATTATGAAGAGGCACCATATTAATGGCTGATACAAAGAAAACAATAATAGTTGAAAATGTTTTAGTAAAAGGGTATATTAAGCACCCTAATGGAAAAAAGACTATGTTTGAATTTAATAAGCAAGACTTTAATCCATCAGCGTTTGAAAAGATATTTGAGGAAGTAGGTAGTAAGTTTTAAGTAGTTAAAGAAAGGGGAACAATTATGATGAACTTAGTAAATTATGTGGAAGGTCAGTATTCTAGGAAATATACAGAATTAACTGAAGATGAAATAAACCTTGCTAATCACATCAATAATTACTTTATTGAGCAAAAGCCTTTATTCCGTAAAGATGTATTAGATCACTTTGGTATATCAAAGCATATGTTTTATAAGTTAGTGAACGCAAAGGCAATCAAAGTTCCTAACGATATATCAAGCAGAGCTAATTCATGTAGAAATAAAGGGAAAACAAAAAATAACGAGGGAAAATCAAATGAGGTATCTATCAGTATGTAGTGGCATAGAAGCAGCCACGGTTGCATGGCATGATTTAGGTTGGCAACCAATAGGCTTCTCCGAAATAGAAAAATTTCCGTCTGCGGTATTGAGTCACCACTATCCAGATGTCACTAACTACGGTGACATGACTAAATATAAGGAGTGGAATCTTGAATCAGTTGAACTTATCGTTGGAGGAACACCATGTCAATCATTCTCAGTCGCTGGACTCAGAAAAGGACTTGAAGACCCAAGAGGCAACCTTG